GCATCGCTGCGGCCCCTTGCCGTCAAATTGACCCAGCGTCGGCCCCTGCCAGTCCGTAATCTCGACCAGGCGGGGCAGCCTCTTAAAAGCCACATCGTCCGGGTCGTAGTCCGGGGCGGGGATGACGGTCGCTTCGTAATGGGCGTCGTGCGGATCATCCTCCGCGTCGAGCAGGTCGCAAACTACGTCCGACCAATAAAACGGGCCATATACGCACAGGCCATCGGATTGCCGGTCTACCATTGTCCGCAACTTCTTCATCACTTCACTCTTTGTCATCTTGTCTGTCATTGGCTTGTTCCTTGCTGGAATGTGGTTTCGATCTTCCCACGTGTCTCTACCTCCAGGATAGCAGCAGCGGTGTGGTCCTGAGTGGTGTCGCGGGGACTGGCACGCTCGGCCTGCCGGGCTGTTGGATGGACAGGGGATGTGGTTTGGCATGGGTGGGGTTGTTGTGGGCGTCGAGGTTCACACGAGTCCCCGGTCTCGGTCTTTTACCGGCGTAGCCGGTGGGCTGCGGTACGGTTCAGCTCTGGGCGGGCTTGTCATTGAATCGTGGTTGCAAGCGGGCTGTGGCGAAGCGTCTGGCACACCAAAAAAAGACTTCGACTACAAGCCGTGAAGCCTGTAGCCGAAGCCTTGGAACGATCTTAGTAAGAAGGCGATGTCTTAGCCATCTGGAACGTCAATGTCTGCTGTGCCGCTTTGCACTTGCGGCCAACGAACTCCACTTGCTGGGCATGTGTATCCGCCGTGATAAGCTTTTTCGTCAGTAGCTCGTCAAGCCCTGCAACAACCATATCCCAGAGCGGCGATATCTCTGCCATCGAGTTCTCGATGTCAAAGTCTTCGACAAGCTCTGTTAAGCGGTCTTCGAATGGATCGACTATCGCACCCAAGTGATCCTCTTGGTCGAACTCCTGTTCTTCTCGGTTATCTGCGTCGCCCGTGTTGCCGAAGTTCTGTGAAGGCTGGTCTTCTGCCCACCCTGTCTCGCGTAGTTCTGACAACTCCTCGACAACTTCTTTGGCCGCTGGTTCTTCTCTTGTGCGATCTGCGTAGACCGATGCAGCGTCCTCAATAGTGATGATTCCGCAGCCAGAGATTGCGATCTCGTTGGTTTCATTCTTCTCGAAGTCGTACAGCGACATCGCATCGAGCCATTTAATCAGGCCGACCTTTTTACACTCTGGTTTTTGCTGGTTGAAGTCCCAGTACGGGAACATTCTCATTGCTACCCTGAATGGGTCGAACTTCGCGGCTCCGTACTGGAGCGACTTTTCTGCGAGCAGTTGGATGCAGCCGCTTGCGTACATGTCGCCCACTGCGTCGATCAGGGCTTGTTTCAGATTCGTGACTCCTGGCCAAGTTGCTCTGCAATTCCTGCGGAGCCTTGCAGCGGTCTGGCCTTTATCACGCTCGATAATGTCGATTGCCTGCTGATAGACCATCGTGGCGAACTCCTCCGGCGAGGTGGCCTCCTTGATGATGCGGTCGGCAGTTGCGTTGTTGGCAATGTCAGCGAGAGATTGAAAACGTTCCATTGTGTAGTCCTTTCATAGACTTTTTTGGGCTACAAGCCCTAGATTGAGCTACTCACAGCGAGTAACTGAAAAACAAGCCGAGGGGTTTAACCCTCAACCTGTGCCTTGCCTCTTACTTCGTCTTTTCCAATAAACGAACTAATACATCACCGTGACACGCGTATGGCTTGCAAAAACATCCAAGCCTTTTTCCTCTTAACTCCTCTATGCGACTCATTATCTCCTTTTGCTTTACGACCCATTCTTCGTACTTCCGAATCACATCCTCCCTCGAACCATCTGGCCCTATTCTGAATGGATTCCCCCATATACTTCCTCTTCCGATATAAACGTCGTACGAATTATTTCTTTTATTTACTACCTTTGTCTGCATAACCAATTCCTTTCGCTTTGCTTTTGCCTTGTCTCTTACGCCCATTGCGTAAGATTTACACCTCTTACACTCCATTGGAAATCTGATTTCTCGAGGGGCGGCGAAGCCGGCTCGAAAAGAAAAGCAACTTGGTTGCTGTTGTTTTGTAATTTGAGGTATGGTTGCTTCACTTATACGAGATGAATTCACCTGCTTTTGTTTTCGACGCTCACCCTCGAAAAATCAGATTTCCAATGGTAAAATGGCAAGGGATTGATTACAGAATGTTCTACAGTCCCATGGGTCAGTGGTCGCGGAGTGATAAGGGCGTGCAGGCTGAATAACCAGTGCACTGCGAGGCTTTGCGAGTACTCTCTGCTGGAAGAGCCGCGGTGTTCGATTAAGAGCATAAGATTCCGCCTAGCGAGGCTTTGCGAGCGGTCCTCAGTGTGGTCAGGTTGTTATTAGCGGTATGGCATTGGGGTTGTATTCATCCCGCTAAGATTAAGCCGTAGTTATGTGTAGCATGGGTGGTTTAGGCCCAGCTTTCTTATCTGCCTTCCGGAGCCTTTGCATAGACCGCTGCGGCTTGTTTGCTTTGGGACGTACCTATTCCTCGGGTTTAACTTTTTAGCCCTTGTTTTATCCTTGCACTTGCCTTGAGCCGGAACGGCGATTGAGTGCAGCCTAGCCGGCGAGGCTACTGCATTAAAAATGCCTTGGTAACCAGGCTGTGAATTACTTGTCCTCATCCCGCATGATGCTGCGTGCCATCGATCGAGCCTTGCGTCGTGCGTTCTTATTAAACTGCTCAACCTTCTGCGGTGACTTGGCTCCGATTGTGATGAGAATCCAAATTGACGCTGCGAGCACGACAATTGAAATGATTCCGTCCATCTGCTTGTTTCCTTTAGTAGGTGGGTTAAAGAGACACACTGCGTGGTCAGCGTCTGCCTATGAAGCAATGTATTTAAGGGCTGCAATAAAGATCAGAACGATGTTTAATGTGGCCATTAATACAATAAATGCGAGTCCTAAGCCGAAAACGGTGATGAAAATTCTGTTTGTCATGGGAGTGCCTTGGGTGTGTGGGTGTGGGTGTGGGTGTGTGGGGTTAAGTGCAATCACAACCCAGTGTTATGTGAGTGCAAACCCTAATTAAGCCGGGTAGGAGTTGAGTTTGTGGTGGATTTGAGTGGTTGAGTGGGTGGTGAAAGGGGCCAAAAGGGGCCAAAAGGAACGTTTCCCTTCTGTTGTCCCTATGTCATTTCCGCGTGAAGTTTATTTGCGTTCTGTGGTGTGTGTTTTGGAAGTGTGCGGCGGTGTGTGGCGGTGTGTGGATCAGTCCGCCGGCCCTGTGCGTATAACTGTCGCCCCCGTAAGCCAGCGGTGCGTCTGGCGTGTGTATTCAGGCTGTGGGGTTGTGGGGCTGCGTGGATCGTGGCGAGAGCTTGCTCGAAGCCTGCATTGCGACGGTGGAACTCAAGGGGGGGGGTGGGGACCCCAGTAGAGTTTGAAGGATGATATTATGTCCCCATCTTACAGCCCCCCGCAACATAACCCCTAACCCGTTTGTGTTACTCCCAGAAGGACACTGCGAAACAGTCTTCTTCAAGGACCTCCAGGTAGACGGGTCTTTTGAAGGCAGGGCTTTCTCCCATCACCACCGCTATTTCAAACTCAAGTGGCTCTGATCTTTTGTAGATAGCCTCCATGAGTTCTTTCACTCCGTTATGGTCAGTGAAGATGGCGTCCGGCAGCATTCCTGTTTGCTCCAGGGCTATTTCGCGGACACGCATGACAGCGTCGAGGACAGTGTATTTGGGTGTATCCATGTGGGAGGTCTTTTTGAGAAAGAAAGCGCAAAGAAAGAAATATGTGATCGAAGTGGTCAATAAGGGAAGTGGATTCGGAGTGGGCAGACCGACTCCTAAGAGCCGGGTGTCGGTTCAGACCGCCTGATGTATTTGGTGCTGGCATCATCAGGTTTCATCCTGCCAGTCGCAGCCCATGGTGTCCTCGCCAGTGTGTCGGGGAAAGCAAACGAGGGGGCTTGCGATAAGGAGCGTTTTAAGGTGCTGGGTGCACCGCTTCCTGCCGTAACCCGGCCATTTAAGGCGGATACCGGACTTGGGCCTATGGAGTCTGAAGTTCGCCTCCCCCGCGTGCTCCAACGACACGGGATCAAGCGTTCAATGCGAGAACCTTTCAGGGCTTCCTGGCCCTACGGGATCAAGCTTTCTTTGTCGAGGCTTTTTTACGGCTGATAACGTCCAGTATAAAGCTGGCAGCATCTTCAGGGGTCGTTTTGTCTGAAAAGAGTTCTGATACCAGGAAAGTTCGGCCAGAAATCGAAAAATCGCATGACAGCAGGGCTTTCTGCTTGCCTTCGTGCCATGAGGCCCGGGCGGAGTAGCCAGCCTCACGAAGGATTCGGACTGCCTCTTCGAACTTGCGGGCCTGGTGTGCCATGGAATTAAAAGCCCCCTCAACCGGGATAGCAGTCGGCTGAGGGGGCTTAATAAACGCTGGTTGGGTAGTGGAGCTATCCATACTCTTATGATACCAGGGATCGCCACGCTTTTCAATAAAAGACTTGCCATTTTCGAAACCTTTGGTAGTATCTGGGCATGACGCACCCACATCCTATCGTAGAGTATTGCCAAAACAAAGGGAAAGACGTTGAATTTATCCCCGGCAACTCTGGAACCATTTTTGACGACACCAACGGCCATGTCCGCCACGAGTTTGATTACCGCGGCGAAGTTCGCATGGTTGTGTCGGAGGTCAAGGCCGGCGAAAGCCGCAAGACTTTCTGGAGTCGCTTCCTCAGGAAAATCAGAGAGGAGAAACAGTATGTTGACCAGCTATGGGAACATGGATCAGCCGTTTAAGATTCGCTGCTACGACGAGAGGTTCGTCCTGGTTCTCGAGGACCAGCAGGCAGGCTTCAACCGAGCCAAACGTTCCGCGTCGATCCTGAAGAAAAAGGGCTTCAAGAAGGTTATCATCAGGAAGACCAAGCTTGTTGACTACGGCGAGCCCTACGAGTGGCAGTTCAAGCCCGCCGAGCTTGATTGGACGCCAACAAAGTTCAGAGAAAATCACCTCAGCCTTTTCCCGGAACCAGCCTAAGACCAGCCCCACCCTTTTCTTTGCGCAATAAAGGTACACCATGATTACGAGTTTAGACAGAATCGAGGAGATGATCGAGTGGCGATTTGAGGAGAATCGCATTACAGGCCGGATCAAAACGAGAGACCTCGACACCATGCGTGAGGCCAAGATACGCCTCGCAGGGTTTAAGTTTCACGATCGAGATCGTGCCAGAGAGAACGCTCAGATTTCTATCGCCTTGGACATCATTAGGGATATTTTCCATGGACAGCTCTACACTACCAAGCAATTATCAAGCACTAACCCGCTTGATGATGATGACAAGGCACAGAGTTCTGGAACAGGCCGAGGCCGTGGTCGAAGAAAAAATCCTCAGCCAGCAGCCAGGGACCATGTCGGAGCTGACGGGCCTGCTGATTGATGTGCTGATTGAAGACCTATACGCTCTAGAGCAAGGCGGCGATTTTGAGCTTGCAGGACTTTGATGAAATTCCTCCAGCGGACTTGCAAAAGTTCCAGGCTATCTTTGAAAAAGTAAGGGTGATGTCTTCCAAGCGTAAGCTTGAATGGGAGATGGGATCGCCTTACGACTACAAGAAACAGCCCGGGCCGCAAAACATTGGGCCTTACAACTGGCAGGTTGACTTTCATAACGCGGGGGCCAACTACGTTGAGCGATGCCTCATGGCGGCCAACCAGGTTGGCAAGACAAGGACGGGCGGGGCGGAGACTGCGATTCACGCGACCGGGAAATACCCCGACTGGTGGAAAGGTAAGAAGTTCACCAGGCCAGTTGAAATCTGGGTAGGCTCGGAAACCAACCAATCTTCACGCGACATTGTCCAAAAAGAGCTTATTGGCGACTCTGACGTTGGCGGGTGGATACCGCCCAACGCCATTTTGAAGACAAACTACCGGCAGTGCGGTATTCCCGGCGTCATAGAAAGCCTCCTGGTCAGGCACGCCTCTGGCGGAACCTCCAAAATAGGCTTCATGACTTACGAGCAGGGACGCCGAAAGTGGCAAGGCGTCAAAATGGATGTGCTTTGGATGGACGAAGAGCCTCCAAGCGACGTTTTTTCTGAAGCATTGATCCGATTGATTGCCCGGCAGGGCATTATGTACCTCACATTTACGCCGCTGGAAGGCGTCGGGGAGACTGTTCGGCACTTTATCGACGGTGGTCCGGGCGTAAAGGTGTTTTCTGCGACATGGGACGACGCTCCGCACCTGAACAAGGAGCGTAAAGAGCAGCTTATCAACTCGATCCCTATTCATGAGCGTAAAACGCGAACTCAAGGCGTTCCGATGGTGGGAACAGGCCTTGTTTACCCTGTTAATGAGGAAGATATCAAGTGCGACCCATTCAAAATACCGCCGCATTACGCAAGAATCTGCGGAATTGACTTTGGTTTTGACCACCCGTTTGCAGCAGCGTGGATTGCATGGGATCGGGACCAGGATGTGATCTACCTTTACGACACATACGACCAAATTGGCGAAACACCGGCTTACCATGTGGAGGCTATCAAGAAACGGGGCGAAACCATCCCCGTATCGTGGCCGCATGACGGCCAGCAGCGTGAAAAATCGTCTGGCATCCACCTTGCGGACCAGTTCAGGACTCAGCACAGGCTTGAGTCGATGCTGGGGTTCTCTGCTCGCTACGACAATGACAAGGGTGGTGGCCAGGACACCGAGCCGATCGTCATGGAAATCAACGAGAGGATGAGGACTGGCAGGTTCAAAGTGTTCCGCCATTTGGACCGATACTTCAGAGAGCTGAGGATGTATCACCGCAAAGACGGGCAGATCGTCAAGAAAAACGACGACATCCTCGCTGCGGTCCATTACGCGGTTATGATGAAAAGGTTCGCAGAACCCTTGACACCGCCGCCCCTCATGCCCGAAACTGTGTCTGATTACAACCCATTGGAGATGTTCTAATGTCAGCCGATGCAGGATTCCAACAACTAGCCTTGAGGGCAACCGAGATAAATCGCAACCCAGAGGCAAAAAAGGAGCGAGAGGCAAGGGTTGCATCTGCCAAGCTTTCTGGCTCTAGTGCTCCTAGTATTTTTGACCCGCTGCCTGGAGACCCTATATCATCGAAAAGAAGGCGTAAAGGGGTTTCTGGAAATCTCCTTGGCGGCACTCGGTCGCCAGGCAAAAGCGGTCGGGACCAAAACATTGATAGAATAAAAACATTACTTGGATCGTAGAAGGTGCGACATGTCAGGATTATTCAAAACGCCCAAACCAGCCCCAATGCCAGTTGCTCCAAAAACGGACAACAGTGCGGAAATTGCACAGGCCCGTGCGGCTGAGCGACGGCGTCTTGCGTCGGCAAGCGGAAGAAGCGACACACTCCTTGGAGGCAGCATTGGCAACCAATCCGGCCCTAGCAGACTGCTTGGATCATGAGCGAAGAAGGCAAAAAATACATCCAGAAGTTTGAACGCTTAAAAGCGGATCGCCATGTGTGGGAACAGCACTGGCAGGATGTCGCCGAATTTGTCCTTCCAAACCGAGAGTTCACCACTCGATCGACGCCTGGCAGCGAAAAGCGTGAGCGAATCTTCAATAACACGCCTGGCGAAGCCCTTGAGCGACTTGTCGGGGGAATCAACTCCCTTCTCACGAACCAGTCCCAAAAATGGTTTGACTTTGGTGTTCAGCAATTCAATCCCGACGAAGAAGGCCGAAGGTGGCTCAGCCGAACAAGAGACGTTGTTCTTGATTTGATGTCTGATCCATCACTTAATCTTTACGCCACGCTGGACGAGTGCTATGAGTCTCTCGCAGGCTTCGGGACTGGTGTAGTTTATGCTGACACGACCAAGGGCTTGCGTTTCAGGGCAATTCCGCTGAAGTCTGTCTACATCGCTGAAGACGAAATGGGTATTGTCGATACGGTCTGCCGTGAGTTTGAATACACGCTTCGGCAGGCAGTTTCTTCATTTGGTCTTGAGGCATTGCCAGAAGAACTCAGAAGCCGCGTTCAGGCATCAGACATGAGCGGCTCGGCCATGGAAGACAAGCACAGCTTTGTGCAGTGTGTTGGGCCACGAGAAGACTACGTCGCAGGAAGCGTGATTCCAACGTCGATGCCAATCTACTCTGTCACAGTTCACGTTGAAACAAACCACATTGTTCGTGAGTCCGGGTACAGCCGATTCCCGTACATGGTCCCGCGATGGCGGCGAGGCTGCGGCGAAAAGTATGGCCGCTCGCCCGGCATGGTTCTTTTACAGGACATTCGCTACTGCAACGCGATGAGCAAAGCAGCCCTTTCGTCTGCAATGAAAGAGGCTGATCCTCCCGTTCAAATGCCCGATTCGGGATTCCTCAGGCCAGCCCGGCTTGGGCCTGGCGGGCTGAACGTCTACAGAAGCTCTTCGCAGGGTCGAATTGAACCAATCAACCTGGGGGCAAGGTCGGATCGTGCTTACGCAATCATTCAAGACATTGAAATGCGTATTCAAAAGGGCTTCTACAACGATATGTTTCAGATGCCACAGATCGACAGGATGACCGCAACCGAGGTGATGCAGCGTCAACAGGACATGCGGCAGCTTTTCGCCCCAACCCTGAACAGGCTTTATTCGGAGCTTCTCGATCCAATTATTTACGAGGCGTTTTCTTACGCCGTGGCCTTGGGGCTTGTGGAAGAGGCTCCGCCAAGCATTGGCGGCAAGCGGATCAAGCTGCACTACACCAGCCCTCTTGCTCGTGCTCAGCGTGCCTCTGAAATGGGATCGTACCTTGAATGGATTAACGCCATTGGCGGGCTTGCCCAGGCTGATCCAACCATTCTCGACAACGCTCATCCTGACCGCATTGCAAGGCGGCTTGGCGTTGCGGTGTCTCTGCCAGAGGACATGACTCGAAACGACGAAGAGCTGGCAACGCTTCGCCAGGAGCGAATTGACCAGCAGGAGCAGCAGCAGCAATTGGTGGCGGCTCAATCGGTTGCTTCCGCAGCAAAGGATGGAGCACAGGCCATTAGTGCCTTGAGCGGATAATGGACGAAAATAGAGTAAATATTGCTATCCAAAAATGCCTGACCGGCACAAAGGATGGGGAAATCGTTCTCCAGTGGCTTGCCCGATCGGTATCGGACAATTCCCCGATTATGATTCACTCCGACAAGGGGATAGACCCTTTGTTCGCGGCGTTCCGCGACGGTGGCATCTCGGCCTACCGCGACTTACTTGACCGAGCAGGATATCGGATAACTTACGAAAGGAAGCCCGATGAGCGAAACGACGACAGCGACGGCCCCGACAGAGACAACCCAGACCGAGACATCAACCCAGACAGAGACATCTCAGGGGACGACGTCCTCCTGGCTTGACTCGATCAAACTTGATAACCCCGAAACCCGGAAGTCCCTGGAAAAGTTTAAGGACCCAAGTGATCTGGCAAAAAGCTATCTGGAAGCGGAAAAAGGCCTTTCCCAACGCCTCAAAGTCCCTGAAAAAGACGACGAAGAAGGCTGGGGCAAGGTCTTCGATCAGCTTGGACGCCCAAAGGAGCCGGGCGAGTATAGCTTTGATGAAATCGAGAACAAAGAGCTGTTGCAAGACCCGGTAACGCAGTCTACTTTGGAACGATTCAAAGAAGCTGCTCACAAGTATGGGCTGAATCAGCGAATGGCGGCTGGCATTGCCAATGAAATCCTCGGCCATTCCGCTGAGCAAGCAGCCCAAATGCAGCAGGCCCAGCAGCAATCGGTGGAGGAGCTTAGGCGTGAGTTTGGGAACGCCTTTGACGAGCGAGTGACCTTGGCAAACGAAACCGCTCGCAAGATGGTTGAAAGGGCTGGTGGCGATTGGAATCGGTTCAGCGAAAAACTTGCAGCGACCGGCATGGGCAATGACCCGGACCTGGTGCGAGCATTTGGAGCGATGGGCAAAATGATGCAGCAAGACAGGCTTTGGGGTTCTGGCGGCGAACCCAACAATATCGGCGGGCGTACTCCCGGAGAAATCAGGGCTGAAATTGACCGCCTTCAGGTGGAAAACATGGACGCCATCCTCAATCAAACGCCACAGGGCCAGCAGACTCAGGCCAAAATTGATAAGCTGCTCGAAGAGCTTGGGCGTTAAGCTTAAAAACCTGCTTTCACGAGACGCAACCCCAGCTTCAGCGTCATGGAGCTGGGGTTGTTTTTTTGTAAAAATGTTGACACGGAGATTCTTGGCCGCTTATGCTTCAATCGCCAGGTAACCGCAAGGCCCTGGCTGACGCAACAAAAGTTGCCGTGTGGCCACGTTAATGCAAGAGCGTCCCGGTATCGGCAAACGTCTCGAAACAGTGTTTTAAACCATCCCCCTGTTTTGGAGACTATCCATGCCTTCTACTGTACCAGTACATTTTGTCGAGCAATTTACCAGCTCGGTTCGACACCTTGCCCAGCGTAAGGGTTCGAAACTAGAGTCCACTATTATCACCAAGCCTCTCGTTGGCAACGAAGCTACTTTTGAGCAGCTTGGTTCTATCGAGGCCCAGGAAATTACAACCCGCCACGCGGACACTGTAATCCAGGAACGCGAACACATTCGCCGATGGGTCGGCAGCCGAGACTTTTCGGTTGCAGAACTGTACGACTGGACGGATGAATACCGCCAGCTCGTCTCCCTTGGAAGCGAATACGTCAAGGGCCAGGCTTACGCCATTGGCCGCAAGAAAGACGACCTGATCGTTGCTGCATTCACCGCAGATGCAAAGTCTGACCGCACTGGCTCTACGACCGTTTCGTGGTCGCCAACGGCCTACAACGGCGGAAACTTTGGCACTGACCAACTCAAGATCGGTCACGACTACAACGAACTCGGCCAGCTTTCGAGCACCGGAACCGGCATGTCGCTTTTGAAGCTTCGTGCTGCTCGCCGAATCCTCGAAATGCGAGACGTTGACCGCGATCAGCCGTGGTATATCGCCATGACCCCCGCTCAAGAGCAAGACCTCCTGGCGGACCCCAACCTGACGACCATTGAGCGAATGAATCTCCGAGCCTACCAGGCTGGCGAGCTTCCAAGCTTCTATGGCTTCAACTTTGTCAAGACTACGGCCCTCATCAAGACTTCGACAATGCGTGCCTGCTGGGCGTACACGAAGAACTCGATGGCAATGGCAATTGGTAAGGAAATGCGTTCCGAAATGGATCGCCGTCCTGACAAAAACCACTCGCTGCAAATCGCAACCTATTTTGCAGGCAACGCAACCCGGCTTGACGAGACTGAAATCGTCGAAATCGAGTGCGAAGAAGCACCCGCAACCTCGTAATTAAAACCCAGACATAACCACGAAAGGTAATAGTAATGGCAAATTTCAACGGAACCAACATGGCAATTATCAAGAACCCGCCTTCGGACGGGGAAAAGATTGCCGCTTCTCAGATTGGACCAAAGGTTCGATGCTTTATCGAGCAAGTGAACCTTGAAACCAACGACATCAATGACGCTGACACGATTGTTGTCGGCCAGCTTCCAGCTAGCAGCCGGCTGCTGAAAATTGAGATCATTGCAAACGGCAGCTCTGATTTGTCCGCTGCTGACGCGACGATTGGCGATGGAACCGATGCAGACCGCTTTGCGGCACTGACGGACCTTCCAGCGGCCGGTTTGACCGTCGTTTGCGATGTGCCTGCCGTCAGCTTTGCTGGCTCCGAGGTCACCGCAGTGACAGACATCGTTATGACGATTGACGCAGCGGACCTCCCCAACGCAACTGGCGATGGCTTTACTGTCATCACCTACTACGCGGACCTCAACTAAACCCCAACGACCATTTTCCTGCAACCGGGAAGATGGTCTTTTTATGAGCTACTTCAAGTCCTACAATCCGAAAGCCTGGGGCGACGGGGTTGGCCCGTTGAAGTTCATCCACCCAGAGCTGGCTGAGTTCACCGAGGACGCGGAAGTTCTTGGGGAGTTTTTCCCTAAGGGCTACAAAACAGACGGCGGAAGTATCCCGGCAAAGCTTTGCGGCTTTATGCGTAGATTCGGCAAAGGGCTACCCGCTTTCCTTGTTCACGACAAAGACTACGATCCGCCTGAGATTGACGGCGTAAAGCAGCGATCAAAGACTCGCAGGCAAGCAGACCGCGACCTATACTTGAACCTTAGACGCTGCGGAGTAGGCCCGGCAAGAGCAAGAATCGCCTACAGGGCGGTAAGAGTCGGCGGAAAGTTTCCTTGGGATGCCGGAACAAAAGCCGGAACCCTCAACGTGAAAGAAACGCAATGACCATCATCAAACCAATCCTTGCGGCGGCACTGCTTTACTGCACTGGATGCTCTGTTAAACACGTGGAGGTCGTTAAGCCAGACGGCACAGTGGTGAAGGTAACAATCAACTCACTGCTCACCAGCGAGCGAGCCGAGGGCTTGTCCTATGGCCGGGTTGATGGCGAAGTAATGCTTGAGCTTGGGCCGATGGGTGCAGACCCGCAGGCCGAACAGCTTGGGGCCATCCTCGGAGCGGCGATTAAAGAGGCAACAAAGTGACGCACCGACGGCGAGGAACTTACGACACCGATGGCGATTTGATGCGTGCCTACTGCCAGACGGTTGAAGAATTGCAGGACCATTGTGAAGAGACGGACCAAAACTTCAGGCAGGTCATGATTGACTTGATCGAAGCGAAGCTCAAGGACGAACGAAAGGGCAGGGATGCCCGGAAATCAAAGGATCACAAATGACACCAGCCGATTGGATACAACTTGCTGCAACCGTTATTTCTATCGTCGTGGCCGTAGGCGGATCGGCGATTGGGCTGGGCAGGTACATTGTTCGGGCGTCTACAACCCACGCGATTGACGCGGTCAAGGTCGCCCAAGCACTGGACCGGTTAAACGAAACGGCCAAGGAAATGACAATTGCTCTTCAACACATGGATAGCAGGCTGAACGAGCACGACATCGACATTGCCCTCATTAAACAAAAACAGGCGGAAGCCGCTTAACGGACTATGAAAACACTCGCCACCGCAATCATTGCTGTAATACTCGGGATCGTATCCATTGCATACGGCCAGGACGCCACCTATGTTTCCGCCGTACCGATCGAGGTCGAATATATTGACGGCGACGTGGTTATCAGCCAGATCGGCGAGCGGCTGCTTGCAGTCACTGACAAGGGCTTGCACGCGAAGATCGACACGCTGATAGAGCGAGTCGCAACACTGGAAGCGACCCTGCTGAGCCAGGCTGATTTGCAGCCATCCGGGCCGGCGGTCAACATCAACACCGCGAGTTACGACGAGCTTCTAACCGTACCAGGCGTTGGCCCGGTGAAGGCTGGCTCAATCATCGCCGAACGTGGTCAGGGCGGTTTGTTTGTTGATTGGGAAGACTTGCGGCAGCGAGTATCTGGTGTTGGTCCAAGCACGATCGCGGACATGCAGGCGGGAGGGGCGGTCCTTGAGTGAGCAGGCCTACCAGCTTTGCGTAAACGTTGCCGCCAGCCGAAAAGGGTGGCTCGGTAAGTTCAGCATTGATTTCCTGGACGCAGCTCACGATGCCTACCTTGCTTGCCTGAAACGCGGCGGTTTTGATCGGTCACTTGTTTTATCTCGTGCTCACTTCGCAACAGTAGACTCAGTTAAGAAGGCGGTGAAACAACCTGCACCTTACGACATGAGCCACCAGGAAGGTGAAGAGTGCTTCCAAGACCCAAAGGACCACGACTTCGACTCAGGACTTGAGTTCGAAGAGGTCAGGGAGTGGGTTGACGGGCAGTACCCTGGCATGGTCGATGCTTACATCAAGTCCAACGGCGATCAGAAAGCTGCCGGCAAACTGCTTGGACTAAGCCAGCCCGCAATGAGCCAGAGACTCAAGAAATTAAGAGAGGCTTACAATGCTTGACCTGGCCCGCACCTACTACTGGCACAGCAACAGCAGCGGCCCAAACGGTTGGGGCGGTAGCGAGGGTGCAATGAGCCAGACGGCTGTAGGGAACGCAGCAAGCCCGTTTGGCGAGATACCTTATACATATAAGGAGATGGTTTAATGACGTGTCCTGTAGACGGCCAACTCAAAATAACCGACGCAATTGATGCAACTATTTGGAACCCCGCCGACACGTCCATCGGCGGAGGAACTGTCACGTTTGAGGCCCACCCCGATTCTGCGGCTTCAAGCAATCAGGTCATGGTCTTGAACGCCCCCGCAATCACATCGGGAACACGAGACGAAAGCCGAAAAAGATACCGACTCCGCCGCGCGACATTCGGCGACCAGACAGTCGGCACGCCTACGTATGAAGACAACTTCAGCGAGCTTCGCGGCTATCACAAGCTGGCCATCAAAACACCGACCGCGAACCCGCCAGCCGACGGAGCGATCCAAGCGTTTTTTGCTGGAGACAACACCGCATCGGCGGTCTTTAACTTTGGATTCAGACGTAACGGAAGCTCAAGCAATTATCGCGTCACCACGTTTATAGCAGCGGGGAGCGTCAGCACTACCGCAACCGGAAGCAACATTAGCCTTGACGAAGAGTTCGAGCTTCGGTGGCACTTTAAAGCTTCCACCGGGTCCAATGGTATTCTTCGTGTAGACATCAAGCGGCAGTCCGATGAGGACTGGGTAACGGTCATCAACATCACCAATCACGCCGAAGCAAGCGATATCGTGTTTGTGGAGATGCGCTGCCGGGCCGACACGGTGTTCTCTAATGGAACCTACGACTTCGGCATTGCTCATGTTGAGATGGGACTTAACACCGATGCAGACTGGGCATCAATCGAAAATGGCTACGAAGACTTTAAGGCCTGCTGGGTCGAAGCGGCAAAGACCGACCGTGCATCGTTTAAGATCGCAGGCATCAGCCCCGACCGCTACCGATCGGGGACTCATTTCCGCATCAACTACGGCACGACCGAATCGCTCGGCACCGCCACAGCACGCACGGCTCTCAAAGCATGGAATCCCGCAGGCGGTGACTACATGGCCCAAGCCGTGGAAGTTACCGCATTAACCGCAGGCACTCGGTACTATTGGCGAGTTGAGATCGGCACCGACTCGGCAACCACTTTGACAAGTGACATTTTTACTTTTAAGACCTCTGCCGCGTCGGGATCGTCGCTGACCGCTCACTTTGCTTCTTGCTCCGAAAATGATGGAAAGATGCACCCGCTTCGCGGCTACAAGCTGCTGGCGGACAATATTGATTTGACTGATCTTGACTTTTCAGTCCATGCAGGCGATTGGTTCTACGAAGCGTCGCAAGCCGACGACCCAGACCGCTTTGCACCAGAGACAGAGGCCGAATATCGCGCATTTATGCAGGAAGCGTTTGAAGACCGCTACCGACCGGCATACATGCACAGCACAGTCGTCTACATCCACCCCGGCGATCATGCGGTCTATAACAACGCACAAGGCGTCGCGGAAAAAGACGACAACGTGAGCCTCATCAAGAATCACCCCGACGTTGGGAGCAATTACAACCCATCGTCGTCTTCAACATACAAAGACGTTTGGGACGCGGCGCTCGGCGTTTGGGATGCGTGGGTCGGTCTGCCTGTATACAACGCGGGGACGGGCTACACCGGCTACATAGACCACGGCAGCGTCCGCATTATCGCACTAGACAATCTATTGACCGGCGACTTCGACAACACGATATTCTTTGGCACAGCTCAAATCGACTGGCTCAAGGCCCGATGTGCCGAGGTGCCAGCTAACACCACAATCATTGTCGCAGCCGATACAGCATGGGGTCCGGTCAACGAACAAAACGAGTCGGTGAACGATGTCGCCCCGCTTGAAACTCAAGGATTTAACGAGTGGGCCGAGACGCCGGGGAACGTCGCTGATGGTGTGAAGATCATTATTATGGAGGGCGATACGCATCGAGGCTGGTGGGTCGGTAAGGCGTTTTACGACACAGATGGCAACCTCATGACCGACACGAACGTGCTTGCGTTCAACTCGCTGTTTGCACCCATCGGCCAGACAGGAACATTACCCGGTCCTCCTCGTGTGACGACCGATGAAACCGAGATATCGGCGTTTGACATGGACTGGTTCACGGTCGGCGAGATCAGCGTTACTAGCGGCGGCGTGCTAAACCTTTCGCAAAACTCAGCCCGCTTGCGTGCGTGGGGAGACGACGCTCAAGAGCTTGATACGTCCATCTCCATACGAGCCACCACCGGCGGCGGACTGCTGCGGCGTAACCACTACTTCATCGGGCAAGGCATGGGCCTCGGAATTTAACTAAAAAGGAAGCAATTATGGCAAACGATCAAAGCGGAATCATTCAAACTTTCACCACAGATGTTACCAGTACCCAAAAGTTCCATGTGCCGCGTGGCGGAGTAATTGGGCTGGACCTTGTCCGAACAGCGGGAACAGGCACGATTGCACTGCAATTCTCGCTTGACGGAACAACCTATGTTCCTGCGAGAGACGATGAGGGAGCCTTGATATCAGCCTCACTGGACGGCACGACCCAGCATTATTCAAAAAGAATTCTTGCTCAAGTAGACACTTACTACCAGCTCGTTTCAACTTCAGTCGTGTCGGGCAGTGGCTCAATTAGTGCTAAACTAACCCGAATCAGAGCCGAGTTCTGAGTGAGGAGGCTTAAATGGCCCTTGATACAGAAGTCCAAATATGCAACGCGGCACTGCTGCGAGCTGGAATTACCAAGCGAATCGAAACGCTTACCGACGATACGCCGGAGGCCGAAGCCTGCAATGCAGAGTACGCTTCGCAGCGTGACTTTCTGCTTGAAGATCACCCTTGGCAGTTTGCCGTTGTATATGAGCAGTGGGCTGCGTTGTCCGAGTCCCCATCGTGGTACTGGAAATATTTTTACGAGCTTCCCACGGACTTCATGTCAATCCTGAACCTTGAGGAAGAAGGCATTCATTACGAAATCACTGGAAACGACAGGCTCGCAACGAATGAAAGCGGACCCCTGAAGGTGCGGTACGTCAAGCGAGTTGAAGACCCCACAAGAATGCCGCAAATGTTCAAGCAAGCCCTGGCTACAAAGCTTGGAGCCGTTTTAGCCATGAGCCTTACAAAGGACATGGAGCGGGCGGAAGTCTTGGAGAGAAAGTACGACCGGCTCGTGGCTGACGCAAGATTTAACGATTCCCAGAGACGGTCTTATCAGCCTCTTGATGCAACTGCATTTATTGATGCCAGAAGAGGTGGCCCAGAGGTCATTGATTCGGAAGGCAACTTGAATTGAGGACCAGATGCCACGAGCAACGCACGTTCAAACTAATTTCACTGCTGGCGAAATCAGCCCGAGGCTCCTTGGCCGTTCGGACCTGAATCGCTATCAGAATGGTCTTGAAAAGGCTGAGAACGCAATCATCTACCCCCACGGAATGATTGCCCGAAGACCTGGAACAAAGTTTGTCGGGTTTACCAAGAACAACGGCGTCTCAAGGCTTATCCCATTTGAATACAACGACGACCAGGCTTACGTTATTGAGTTCGGAAACGAATACCTTCGCTTTTTCCGTGATGGAATTCCAATCACAAGAAGCATTTCAATAACGACAGCTTCCTGGTCAGCAGAGCTGGCTACCTACACCTCTACCGCCCACGGCCTTGCGGTTGGAGACTATGTCTCCGTCAGCGGGGTGGACCCGGTTGGATACAATGCGCAAGGAACAGTGGTGTCCGTTCCTGGGGCAAACCAGTTCACGCTTCGCGTTTTGACAAACCCTGGGAGCTATGTGTCTGGCGGCTCTGCCGCTGTCCCGTATGAACTGGCGTCTCCATGGACTTCCGCCGAACTGGCTGACATCAACTACACCCAGTCGGCAGATGTCCTGTACGTGATGCACCCAAACTTTGCCCCAAGAAGGATCACACGAATCGGAGCTGATGTATTTTCGATCTCGACGTTTGAAATTAAAAACGGCCCATTTGAGCCTTTGTCGCAGACAGCAAAGATCAGGGTGTCCGTAACAGGGCATGACGCGACCGCCGTGGACAGCAGCTACATTACGTGGGGCGGATCGGCCCAGGATTGGGCGGGGGACGAGGCTGGGGAGCACCTTTCGATCAAGGTGACAGACGGAAGTTTTTCGTTTGAGCACGGAACCGGCGTTGATGGGCCTAGCATTGGCCGTCTGATCAAATTTAAGAAAGGGGTCAACCCTTTCAAGGTTGGGCTTATCTATCAGACCATCAGTAATTCGCAGGCCTATATCTTGGTTCTCAGCAAGGGGCAGGCTATCACGACTTTTGTTGACTACGACCCTTCAACCGACGACACGGCAGAATGGTATCTGGGCGATTTCTACGGATCGTTTAGCGACACAACCCACACCCGGGTCGAGGCTACAAACCTCTCCTTCAGCAGCCCGACCGTGACAATAACCACTGCAAGAAAGCATACGGTTGAAGTTGGAGACTCGATTACGCTGCAAGGCTCTGAGTCCACGACGGATATCAACGGGGTCTACACCGTGACAGGCACGCCATCGACGACGACGATTGAGGTCACCGCATCCGACCCGGGAACGGTAGCTTCAAGCGGAACCGTCATTATGCCCGCGTTTCTCTCCAACGATGCCCAGGAAGGGACGCCGGTTTCAATGAACCAGCCGAAGGTCCCGTCATTCTTTCAACAAAGACTGTGGCTTGGCGGAACAACAAACAATGTGAACAGAATTTACGCTTCAGTCACAGGCGACTTTAACAATTTTCAGGAGGCAGACCTGGATTCTTCTTATGAAACGCTGGACACAGACAGCCTGAACATCACGATTGACGATGACAGGGTCAATGTGATCCGATGGATGAGGTCCGTTGCTCAGGGCCTTATTGTTGGGACCAATGGGGCTGAGTACACCATAGGCGGTGCTACAACTGGTTCCGTGGTTACGCCAAGCAGCGTCAGGGCTTTGAGGCAGACCGAGTATGGGTCGAAAGCCGGCGTAGAAGCCGAGCTTGTAGGCCGCTCGTTACTGTTTGCACACCGATCGGGAACTCGCCTGATTGAGCTTGCCTACAGCTTCGAAGCGGATCAGCAGGTTGGAACCGACATGAGTATTGTCAGCGAGCACTTGCTGAAGCCAGGCATTAAAGCGATGTCTTACCAGGAAGTGCCGGTCCAGACGATGTGGATTGTCCTGGACAATGGAGACGTGATTGGCTTTGTCTTTGAAAAGGAGCAGGACGTTTTGGGCTGGACCAAATGCAACTTCGGCAACAACGGGCTTGCCGAGTCTGTTGCTGTTATTCCTGAAACAGACGAAGATGCTCCGTGGTTCATCGTTAATCGCGGTGGAGTGCGAACTATTGAAGTGATGCAGCCGCCGTTTGACGTTGATACGGAGCAGGTTGATGCGTGGTACGTGGACGCTGGACTGCGATTCGACGCCCGCAACACTGATTCTCTTGCGCTATTAAAATTCAACGCAACTTCATACGGAACCGGGAGCACAGGAACGCTCAGTGCGTCTGGAACGCTAGGCGGAGCAGCCTTCGAGCCTTTTGCCGGCGACTCGACAGACCTCGGTGAACGCTTCAGAATGTGGGATGCGGCTGGTAACTACTACGACCTTGAGATCACCGTGGACGACTCGGCCACTTCCTGCACCGCCAGGGTAATTACATCTGGGTTTCCCGCCGAGCTTCAAAACACAAACACGTCCAGTTGGGCCGATTTGGTTAGCTCGATCACCGGATTCGATCATTTGGACGGGGAGGTTGTTAAGGTCTTTGCCGATGGCGGACACCATGAAGATGCCACCATCTCTGCGACCGGAACCCTCACGCTTAACGGGCAATATGCCGAGGTGGTCGCTGGATACGGGTACACAACGACAATCAAGAGCGTCCCGATCAGGGTCTTGCAGTATTTCACGGAAACAAGGGGCAAGTACAAGTCGCTATACAACGCTGAGCTAAGGCTCTGGAAATCACTCGGCGGAAGCATTGACTTCAACGACCAGGACACGCAGATAGAGTACCGGCAAAGGAACGCCGCTCTGGGGCTGCCACCGGCCTTCTACAGCGGTCTGATTGAAGAAAGCCCTAGAAGCTCTTATGACGGAGAGGCCTTTCTCAGGGTCACTACGGACGCCCCAATGCCATTTAACATCCTCTCAATTGTGTACGAGATTGACATCAATGCCGCAATTTAATGTTTCCACATTCAAGCCCGGCGATCTTTCCGTCTTTGAGCCGCAAGAGTCACAGGCCAGTGAACTTGACGTTATCGAGAAGGTCGATTGGGGTAACTACTGGAAGAGTGGGTTCGCCTTAACCGGGTGGATGGGTGAAACTCCAATCGCTTTTGGTGGAATTGTGGAAGTTCACCCGGGCATAGGCGAGTGCTGGCTTTTTATATCAAGACACGCTTCGCACAGGGAAATGATTTATTTGGTCAAAGGATTCAAAAGATTGCTTCAATGCGAGCTTTCCACCGGTTATCATCGCGTTCAAATGTACGCGAGAGCGGACTTCAAGCCAGCCGTAAGGATGGCAAAGCTGATCGGAATGAAGCAGGAAGGGTTTTTAGAGCATTACCCTCGCAAAGGCATCCACAGCTTCCTTTTTGGAAGGACCAGAAATGATTAGCAGTGTAGCCAGCAGCACACTTTTTACTCTTGCGTCAGTTGTCGGTGCAGTTGGCACAGGCATCTCGGCACTTTCTGCCTATCAAAGCTCGAAGGCACAGGCAGCAGCCGAGAGCATGAACGCCAGAATTGCAATTCAAAATGCAGAGCTGGAAGCCGACCGAAGCCGACGCAATGCAATGCGTGAGAGGGCCTCGGCAACCGCTTCCTTTGGGGCCAGCGGAATCCTAGTCAACAGCGGATCGAATCTGTCGGTCTTGCAGGATATGGCTGCACAGCAAGCAGAGAACGAGCTCAACATTCTCTATGGCGGGCAAGTAAACAGTGCCAACGCAAGGAATAGGTCAACGGCCTATAGCAGCCAGGCGACCGGGTCTCTAATTGGCGGGGCCGCTAAAGCCGGAGCAGGCCTCCTTGGCGATGCTTACACATACAGCCGCAGGTTTTAATTATGAGCAGAATCAACACCCGAATCTTACAAGTTCCCGCGACGACAAGCGGCCAGATTGACGCCAGGGCGATAGGCTCTTTTTCCGCACCTATGGAAGCGGCTGGCAATGCACTTGCCGGGATGGGTGATCTAGGCAAACAAATTGCTCTTAAAAAGCAGGCTCTTGATGACGACTTGATTTCAGGCGAAATTTTGTCGGAAGCTAGCATGGCAACTCAAAGAGCCGAGGCTGGAATCGCTCAGGCAAAAAGCATTGAAGAAATCGAAGGCATTCAAAGAGCATTGGATGAGGATTTCAAAAGCCTGAGTTCTCGCGTGGATCAAGTGGGCAGCGACGAGATGAAGCAGAGCCTCAACAGGAACCTGACTGTGAGTGGCGGCATGGCTGCGATTAAAACTCAGACTGCTTTGGGTGCAATCAAAACAGCGATGTCTCAGGCCGACGATCAGAAGATCGCGGAGCAAGCTGCAAGAGAAGGCCTTCAGACTGGAGACATGGAATCTTCGGTTGCAAAGGTGAGAGCGATTGTTGAATCAAAAATGGGAACAACCTACCCAGAATGGGAGGACCCGGACAAAATCGTTCGCTCTTACATGAACGACGGTGTTTATTCGAGCTGGAAGCTTCGTGTTGATGAAGGAAAAGCGACCAAAGAAGCTGTCCTGAGCGATACCATCCTGACTCCAAGGCAGCAGGAAGAGCTTATCTCAGACATCGAATCTACTCAGCTTCGCAAGAAAAATGAGTCCGAGCGGGAAGCCGCGATCGCAAACCAGAAATTCAGAGCGGAGATGGAAACTGCTGCGTTTGTTAATGGCAAAGAGCCAAGCCCGCTGGAGTCGATGGCAAGCGTCAAGTCCAGAATTGAAGAGCAATTCAAGGACGACCCAGCTATGGCTCAGGCTGAATGGTACGCTTATGTACAACGTATGCTGTCGAGCTACTCCAGGTCCATTTCAATTAACGGTGATGGCGGCCCCTATGTCGATGAGGAAATTGGCAAGCTTGACGAAGCGATTGCCGCCGAAAGCGATCAAGCTGTCCGGGATTTCCTGAAAGAAGCGAGGCAAGAGCTTGAAAACGATATCAAGCAAAAAGCCTCAATCTCGGAAGCGGATCAGGAAAAGCTTTTCCAGCAGAACTTTGAAAGCGTTGTCGAGAGGATTCTTTCCGTTGACAATGCTGGCGGCAAAATAAATGGCAAGCTTTTGACTCCAGATCAGTACGAACAGTTCCTGATGAAAGAGGCCGGGATTCTAAACAAAACAAAGACTGAGGCCTATAGCTCTAAGCCTGGCATGACTGGCCTTAACTACGAAAAGACCATTGATGCGATCAAAAGAGCCAAGTTTGATTTTATTCAAAAGCACTACAAGTCAAACGCTCAAGACCAAATCAACCGAGCCAGGGCTGGCAGCGTAAAGGATTTGTACGCACTTGAAGGCCGGGCTTTCTCGATGGCAAGGGGTCCGGAAGACATGGAGGCGTTTGCTTCCTACTTGAGAGGCGAGGAAGTAGACCCGGACCAGGCGGAAATGTTCTCCGGCATTGTTGATGCGATGGCGATGACTGGACAGGTTGGCCCGTATGTTCAGAAATTTTTCCTGGGAGCGGAGGACCTTCAGGAGTCAGCAGAGCTGTGGATGGGACCAAACGGAAAGGGCATCCCCAATTTCAACACCGAAAATATGTCTGCTTACGAAAAGCGGCGAGCATTTGCCTTCATGAATTACGTAGCGAGGCGGAGAGGCAATGAGACGAAAGAGCAAGCGGCCGAGTCTTTTGTCGGCATGGCGAGGACCAGCGATGAAGAACTCCAGGAAATAGAGAGGCAAATAGGCAAAGAGAACCTTGATCTCTTTATTCAAAACACCCGGCAGTACAGGTGGCGGCTTCTCTCTGGAGAAGAAAAAAGCACGATGGACTTCGACAAGGGTGCGGAGTTTGCGATTCAAACGGACCTGGTTGGCGAGCTTAAAAGAAGGAATCATCCCGATCCAGAGAGCCGTGCAAAAGAACTCATTATGGAGCAAATGGACAATCAGATTGAAATGATTGCGGCGGGAATTGCAACGCGAGAAGGCTTGCTACAGGGGTTTCTGCAAGAAGACCCAGGCGATATCAACTCGGAAATAATGAAAAGCGTTTTCTCAAGAGCAGTTGAAACAGCAATGTTTCACGAAGGCGAGACTTGGCTTTCTCCGAGTCGCCCAGGACAAAAAAGCGTTCAACCCTACTCTCCGGAGCGAGCCTTTAACGTTCAACATCCTTACTCCGGAGGATTTACCGGATGGCTGACAAACAGCCAGCCTAAGAGGGCTTTCCGTAGAGCATCTTCCTACACGCCAATGATGGCAACTCTTTCTGACGCAATGGCGGAACAGCTTGGAGATATTCTTAATGATGATGCCAGGTGGCTTAAAGAGATTGAAAGCAAGAACCCGGACGCAAAGCATCTTCGCAAAGTTCTCCAGGATGCCCAAGGCGTCAAAAGATTGTCTGGAGAAAAAGGCACTGCGGCTGAATTTATCAATTCCAACCTCGACAAGATTTCAAGCGATAACAAGGAATGGTTTTTGAAGCAGTCCTGGAGAGAAATGGATTTGCAAACGACCAACCAGAGCATCTGGGACAAGCCTGTTTTTCAAGACCCGCGAGCTCTCGACAGGCTCTTGAAGTCAAACGTTCTCTCAGTGACGAAAGGCGAGCGGCTTAACGATGAAGAACTCAGGGAACTGAATCGAAGAAGGGCTCGGCTTGCTGCCGCTGGATACAACACGCCCCCAATTCACGAAGCTTACAAAACGCGGTTTACCATCAATGACAGCCAGGGCAATGCGATTTATTCAGTTGAAACTTACGTTTTGCCTGAGTATGGGCTGTATGATGTCATTGCGACAGAGGAATCCCTGGGGCAGCTTCGGGCAGAAGGCAAGTCGATTTATGAATCCGAAGAAGCCAAAAGCCCCACGAGCCAAAGTGCAATCGTCGATCTTTTTTTAACGGGTAACCAATGAGCCAGCTAAGCATCCCAAACTTGAAGCCGGTAAACGAAGCCCCGCTGGAGGTTGAAGACCCCAGCGATCGGATTCTTGCAGCCATTCAGTTTTTTGGCTCAAGCGAGGAGCCGTTTGAGTTCAGGTCTGCAAGGCAGAGAGGCTTCACGACACTTCCCGGCTTTAAAAGGGAAAAGCAGTCGCCGCTCAGGGCGATGATGATCGAAGGCAACTTCTTCGGCCTCGGTGCAAACGCACTGGTTAACCACATACAAAGAAGGGCTGCAAGCGGCAAAGACGAAGCTTTTTCGGCTTCGGCTCTTCTGGCCGAGATACCGGAAAGCGATTCGCTTTCTGTAAGCGAAAAGAACTTCCTACTCAAATCGACTAACGCCGGAGAGATGCTCGTCAGATGGCGTCAGATGGGCGAGGAGCGTGAGCGTAATGAGGTGCTTGCTGGGCTGTCCATCGGCGAGTCTATTGGCCTGGGGCTTGTAGCTGGCCTTACAGACCCGGCAAGCTACATCCCTGTTTTTGGGCAGGCTGGTCGCGTTAAAAACGTCGCGGGGCTTTACCGCCAGGCTTCTATGACAATTGCTCGTGGAGGCGAGCGTTCGATCAAAGCGGCCAGGATGAGGCTGATTCACGACTTGAAGGGTGGAGCCAGGCGAGGGTTCTGGCATGGAGCCGCTGAAGGCGTTGTCTACGAGTCCGTGTTCCAGGGCGTTCTGTACGGCACTTCGATCAATAAGGAGACTGCCCTTGAAGGGGTTATTCCCTCAATCGCCATGACCGGGGCGTTTAGCGGCCTTGTGACTGGAGCTAGAGGGGGGCTTTCCCATCGGTCTGCAAGAAAGCAGATTTTTAGTAGAGCAACGAACAGGCTTGATCCAAACCTTGCAAGCTTGCGTCGTGCTGTTGCTCTGGACAGTCCAGACGCACTTGTGCCTGGAAGAATCGGCAAGGGGTCCGGAGCAAGAACTAGGGTCAACACGGCAGCTCTTGTTTTGGAAAGTAAACAAAGCGCAAAAGAAGGGTTGATTCGACTTCTTCGTGATACCGGCATTGCTGGCGACGACGTAGAGGCCTCTTCACTGGCCAGGGACATTCTTGTAAAGCAGCCCGAGTGGGTTGCCCCTATTACCATGGATGGCGGCGTAAGGTCTACTTCGTTTAAACTTAATGCCGACAAGCTTCTTGCATCTCAATTTGGAGAGTCTGGGCTAAAACCTAAGAATCTTGGTGCAGCAAAAGCAAAGCTGACTCGGTTGATATCAAAAGCTTTGAATGCGAATGAGCCGGCCGAAGTGATTGAATCGCTCAAATTGAGACGTAAGCAGCTCGATTCCTACGGGAAATTTTTGAGCGAAGAAGAGGAGCTTGTAGAAGCCGCAAAAGACCAGATGGCTCGGAACCTGAATAATCCAAGACCAGCTTCGGAAGCGGCTACTCCAGAGAAGCTTGCAGAAACGGGCGTTGGAGAACTGCAAGCTTCAAAAATTCAGGAAGCGGCTGGCGAAGCAGCGGCAATGAAATGGAGGCAAAAGCTTGCTGATTCTTTGAATGGAACGCACGGCCTTTTAAACTTCATTCGATACGGATTCAGGCAAGGCAACGGAATGGTCGCTTTGGTCGCTGGCAGAGGTCCGATGATGATCGACCTTCCATCGGTAGATGGATACAAGTCCAAAGGCCCCATATCCGTTCGAGTTTTTACGGGATCGGCAGGCGACGATTTTTACGGGCTATTTACGCCAAAGGGCAAATCGGGACATCCTGAAATTACGGTTGATATTGACAGAATCACAAAAGATTGGGACGACTTAAAGGAAAGCAGCCAGGTAACTCTGTCTAAAAATAAAAGCGTTTCAGACAGCCTTGATTCAATCGGGCCTGACGACATCAAGCTTTACAAGGTCGGCGATTTTTTTAAGTCTCCACAAGAACTAGCAGACTTTGTTTTTCTACATGAAATTGCTCACCAATCTTTGTGGGACGATATTCAAGCTCCGTCAGTAATGAATTTCTTGAAGTCTGGAGAAGAATACTTGGGGTCAGAGCTGCACAAAAAGATAGAAGCTCAGACAAACGCTCTTGTCATGCAATGGAAGCGGCAGGCCGATGAGCTGGCGAAAGAGGCTGGCCCCGATATATCGCTTGGATTTTCCGATTTTAGCGGAGCATTGCCGCAGGCCAACTCGATCGTCACCAGGCAAGGGGAAGTGCCTATTCACGCGGTCATTGGCAATTACATGGCCCAGGGGTTGAGCAAGGCCATGGCTACGGCAATGGCGACCTGGGGGCGAACCGTCAGCCCGCTGTTTCGTGCGGCAACAAGCAGCTCGGTAACGCTGAGAACGCTTACAAGGCATTTGTCGGAGTCTCCACTTTATCTTGCGGGCAAGCCTGTAGACGGTGGATCAGCTTCGATGAAGGTTAAATACCGCTGGGAGCAGCCGGTCCTTCAGATCAGGGAAAGAATGAAAGCTGGCTTCAATGCCGCCAATGAAGTAGTTGAAAGGGGGCAGGAGATTTCCTGGAGCGACTTTGACGCCCGGGTTCTTCGTGCTATCGCTCATGTTGAAGGCGACAAGATCGGGGATGCTTACTCAAAAGCCGTCAACGATGCCGCAGCCGAATTTGCAAAGCACAATGAAAGGCTTTATCAGGCCGGCGTCGGGATTGGCTGGACCCCAAATAGGGTGTTCCCTGATGGTGAGCGATACTACCGGCGTCTTTACAAGCGATCCGAAGTCGTCAAGAGAGGCTTTGTGGACTTCTTGGTATCAAAGGGAGCGTCTGAAGAAGAAGCCGTTGGAATTCAAAACGCAATCCTCGGAACAATGGGGGCCGCTAACAACGAGTTTTCAAAAGAAGTGTCCCTGCGAGGTGCGTTGAGAAAAAGAGATGACTTCATGGCTCAGCTCACGTACGACGAGCTTTCGCCTTACCTGGACAACAGTGCCTTCAACACCCAAACCAACGCAGCAAAAACGCTTGGCGGTGAAGTTGAGCTTCGCAGTGCTGTTGTTGCTGCCGCCAGAGAGCTTGGCATAGACACAAACCTGATCCTGAAAAAGACCAGCCTTGTAGATGAAGCTACCGGCGATGCGGAAGACGTCATTCTTTTTGACATTGAGCCGATTCGACAAGCAATTCGCGGCGAGTTTGCGAAGATCAAAGGGCGAAAAGGCCTTGTGATTGATGCAGAAAACCTGAGCCTGGCCTATAGCCGTGACTTCGGTAAGGGGTCTGAGCTGGCTGAGAAATACCCTGAATACGCAGAAGCCCTGCGTGAGTTTGTTCAGAACGAACAGACGGTTGGAATGATGACCGAAGGTCAGCTTGCCAAGGAAGAAGTGTTTGCAGTCAAGTTCCTGAATCAGATGGTTGAAACGCTTCAACATCGCAGGGACTTGCCAGACAACCCGGATAGCTGGATGGAGCAGAGGCTTCCTACGCTCATCAAGAACGCATCGCACATGATTATGGGCGGGTTTGTTGGCCTTGCAAACGTGGCCGATTTCCACCGATCCATCGCCGAGTTTGGATTTAAGCGTGCGTTTAGTAATGAGTGGGGCCTGATAATTCGCGACATCGAAGGATGGTCCAAGCGAACAAAGGCCACCAAAGAAATGGGCCTTGCCCTTGAGCACCAACTGGCCGAAACCGCTCGCATCTTGAGGAACGCTACGGAGCACTACTCTCCAGAAACGAAAGTGGAGCGGTTTGCTGCTGAAGGGGCTAACTGGATGTCCAGGCTCAACGGCATGACCTACGTCACCAACATGCACCAAAAGGCTTTTGCGTCGAGCACGCAAGGGTTTTTACTTGATGTTCTTCCCAAGTTCATGAGTGGAGAAGAAATCTCGCAAACAGACCTCTTGCGTTTGAGCCGCCTGGGCATTGGCGATGGCTCTGCCAGGGGCGGAAACACAGTTGCCGCTCGTGAAATTATGGATTGGTTTGAGAGTGGAGCCTTGAAAAAGACTAAGGGCGGAACTTCCTATGTTGACATGGAGGCAGAGGGCCCTGGCAAAGAGTGGTTTGTTGCTGCTGTCCAGAAGGGTGTTCATTCGACCCAGACGGTTCCAACCAGAGACGAGCTTTTCGATTTTCAGGCTGCGGGGTGGGGAAGCGTGCTCATGATGTACCGCAACTGGACTACTGCCGCAAACAACCGGATTGTCGGCAGTGCGTTGAGCAATCCTAACGCAGCGTTGGCCTCTGGCCTTGTAGCCTCAATTGGACTTGGAGCCATGATTACGGCTGTGCGGTGGATGCTTTCCGGGCAGAATGGCGAGGCTCCATGGGTTGACTCCGACCAATTCCTCCGGGATTCCTTGCTCAGCGGCGGATACCTCGGCATGGTTGGCGAGCTGTCGTCGGCCATGGCAAGAATCTCCAACGATCAGATTGACCCGCTTATCATTGGAGAGGGGGCCAGCCGGTTCCACAACTTCGACACGGCAATGGGTGCACTGGCTGGTCCAGTGTGGCACTACCCCAAGTTCGTTTCTGACCTGTCAAGTGATGCAAAGCTCGATTCTCACGACTGGAACCGAATAAAGGGCATGGTCCCGTTTAACAATCTGTTTTATATTGACGCCATCTGGGATACACTTAGCAAGGAATAAGCCATGGCCATTCAAACTACAGTTCGCAAGGTCCAGTACGACGGCGACGGCACAACAACGGTGTTTGATGTCCCATTCCCGTTTGTAGACAACGCTCACCTGTTTGTACTGCTTTACGATCCTGTGACTGAGGTAGAGACTCCCCAGACGATCACGACGCACTACACGATCAGCGGCAGTGGCCCAAGAGCTACAGCCGAGGTGACAATGGGAACAGCCCCGCCCGCCGGCAAAGAGCTTCTCATTTATCGAGACACCGAGATCATCCAGCCTTACGAGCTGTTTGATAACGAGGCCCAGACAGCCACAAACGTCGAAGCTTCGCTCGACAGGCTCACCATGATCGCACAGGAGCTTGAGGAGGGCCTCTCGCGGCTTGTGCAGCGGAACATCGTGCTTGTGTCTGAGACGATCCCCTGCTCCAACACGGCGGTCACAGATGTGTTCCTGGCTCGCATTACGGGAGCTCCGACAGGGACCGATCACCCGTTCACGGAGCATCAGCCTATCGCAGGCTCTACTTCCAACCAGGCAATCTCTGGCGGGCGAAGCGGGACCTTCAAGTTTGTTGACCTGTGCGAGACTGACAAGACCAACGACTACGTATTTGTGATTCAAATGCTGGACACCTCGAACAATGTTGTGTACCGAAGCTGGCAACCTGCGGAGACTGTAGCTTGAGCGTTTTAACTACATCGTGGAAAGCAGAATTCACCGGAGACGGAGCCACCACCACTTTCCTTTGCGCATTCCCCCTGATGCAAACTGAGGATTTGCTGGTCTACGTCAACGATGTCCTCATGAGGGCCAACCGTGACTACACGCTGTCAGGGGTGGTTTACACAGAAAGGCATACGGTCGCTTCTGGCTTCTCTGTCGTAATGGCGACTGCTCCCGCCAGCGGGGCCGAAGTCTACATTCGACGCAAGACGCCGAGAGAGAACCAAACAGTGCTTCATGGTGGCGACCGCTTCAGCCTGCCTGTTTTCGAGAACAACTACGACCGGCTCGTGATGATCTACCAGGAGATCGGAGGCCTTATTCTTGAGGGGTTCCAAGGTCCAATCCCAGAGACAGTCCCTCGGCGAGACTATGAGCCTCAATCTTCTGGCTTTTTCCCTGCGAAGGTTATTGCCGGCCCTACTGACGGGTTCTACACGCTCAGGGCGGCGATCCCGTCTGATCTCGGTTGGGACACTACGGCCCTTCCAGTGCTCACTGAGCAGGGGGCTGAAATCAACAGGCGGCTTGACATTGCCATTGGCGACACTGTTCTGGTTCTGCCTGTCGCAGATACAAATGGCCAGGACGCATGGAGGTTTGTCGCCAATCAGGCCTGTGAAGACGCTGGCGGCGATCCGCCTTATTCAGGAGATTTCTTTGTCATTGCCCGGTGTGACAACCCGGATGTGGACGAAGTGGCGTGGGTTAGGGACGATGAGTTTGATGTTGGCGATGTTTTTATGCTCAACGGCATCTGCTACATCGTTCAATCAGGTGCGGTAACCGGCATTGCCCCAGAGCTTGTGGTTCGCGTTGCAGACACGACTGCTTATGCCGACTGCTCAACATGCGAAGCGGCAATGCCTGACCCGGACGCTCCGGACCCGCCGATAACGGCCAATGTCTTTAGAAAAATGGCCAACTGCCTTGACGATTCAACGGACGAGTATTCCTTGCCAGTTGAATACTTTGGCGTTCCCACGAACCATGACTTAACCAAAATATACGAAATACCAGACGGCTGTTACTACGTCTCTGAAGAAGAAGAAAGTTCTCCCTCCAACCCGCTGCTCCCAATTCACGCGGGAACGGTTTTTGACAATTGTGAAGAGTGCGGCTGCAACCCTGTTGCAGAGATTGGGCATCAATGCACCAACTGCGATGACAGCACTCCGCAGCAATACCAAATAACGGTTAGCGGAATCATTGGATGCTTGTGTGCAGAGCTTACTGGAGGAACCTGGTCTTCTGTTAACGCTTCTGCCTTGAATGGAACATTTACTTTAAATCAGTCTACTGACCCTGGAGGCAGATGCCAATGGGAAGCAACTATTCCAAACGCCGTAACTCATACTGTGTACGACGACTCTTCCTGCACTACTATTGATGGGGTTGATACTTTTGATGTAGAAGTGTTTTTTGTTAAAACATCGGGCGGCAACTGCTTTGTTATTTTAGAAGGAGCAAGAAAAAGCCGGGCGGGGGTTTACGCGGGGGGCGGGCTGAGTATGGTTTTCTTTTTTAAATTTCAATTAAGTTTTTCAGACGGTGCATTAGAACTTTGTTCTGTAGTACCAGTCTTTGAAGATTTTAGGATGGTAAATGGATTTTGCGGAGAATCTTCAGCAGATTCTACAAACAACTCTGGGGTAAGAGCTGCTTACGGCGGAACCGCTACGGTGGTGTGTTTATGACGAAAATTACTTTAAAACAGCTCAGACCCCTGGCTTGCCATACTCGTGCTCACTGTAAGGTGTGTCGCACCGATTCTGAATGGAGAGAGCGGGTCACTGGCGTCCGCGATTTTGAATGCCGCAGCAGAATCTATTGGGATGGCAAAGAGGTCAGGCAGCGAATGAGAGGCCTTGGCGATTTGCTGGAAGCTTCGTTCTCACGAGCTGGGATTAAGAAGAAGCCGGGGTGTGGATGCCAGAAGCGTCAAGAGAAGGCCAACAGGCTCTTCCCGTTTCCAAGGTGGCTTGCCAGGCTTTTCAAGGCTCGGCCTGTTCGCACGAGCTTGCACCGTCAATGATTTGAACTGTTTCAAAGCCTTTGCCTTTGCGTTTGATAATGCGCAAAGGAAACCCATGTCGGGCAGGCCATGCTTGCACGATCTTCCGGAATCCATCTGTGACGACGCCCTTGACATCGACGTAGTAGGCTTGTTCCGACTCTACGACAAAGAAATCTGGGCGATACCAGAGGTCGCCTGATATGTGGACTTTGGGCTGATCCACAAAATCAAGCACTTCTCCGGCTTTAATCAGCAAGTCAAGACGCTGGGCATAAAGCATTTCTGCTTTGCTGTCGTAGATACGGCCTTTGTAGCTGCGTTCGCTTGGCTTGCTGACGTTGTATTTATTCCGCTTGATCTTCATTTTTGAATTGTACACCCAAATCTTTTTCGAGACGATCGAGGGCTAGTCTGAAAGGCGAAATATTGCCAGCAGCAAAAGACAGGCCCATCTGGTCGGTCAGAATCTTAAAGCTGTTTCGTGTAATCGTAATCCCTGTTTCACTCGAAACGCTTGCATGAGCGTCCGGGAACCTCAAGGATTCGAGACTTTCACGATTTTCCCAGATGTATTTGCCAATCTCGTAAACCTGCTGGGAATTGATGCGGTTGCGTTCAGCCATTGTCTTAAATCCTTGTGTGGAGGTGGTGGGTAAAAAATGGTTCCGGATGGAGCCATTTCAAGAAGTTCCTGGGCCATTTCGCGGGCCTGAAGCAGGACGGGGTTGGTTGCGTCATCAGAGTCGAGCAGCTGATGCAGTTCTGAGGGCTGGAGAGCCTCTACAAGGGCTTTGAGGGTTTCCTGGCCTCCAGTGGCACTTGGCCGCCCAACGGCGTGCAAGCCGTATCTATGGGCCGTAAAAGCGTCGCTAGCTCCATCGACAATAAGCAGGCGGGCTTTCGGGGTTAGCGGAGGCAGGTAAAAGAGTCCGTTTGACGATCCGCAGATGGAGAACTTGTCTCCAGAAGGCGTTCTGAGCCTGTAGCCAACAACTTCCCCCTCAATATCTCTCATGGGGAAAGTCCACGCACCTTCGTCTCGGCACTTGGTTTTAAGCTTGAAAAGCTGAGAGCGGCTTAGCCAGCCAATTTCAAACTTTTGAAGCGAGTCTACCGTGCATCCGAATCTGCGTGCCAAAGAAGCCATCCTGTGCCTGGGGGCAATGAGACAGGCTTTGGAAACGTTGCTCCAGTCCATGGTTGGCCTGAGAGTCTTTTCAGGCATGGTGACGATAGGCTCTTTGAAATCGGCAAAGTCGTGACGGTGAAAGAAGCCAAGGCCGGCCTTGTCTCTTTTTTGGCTGAAGCTCCCATCGGAGACTTGAGTGCATTTTACGACACCGCCTTCAGGCTTGAAGGTGCAGTATCTTTTGCGTCCGCAAACAGGGCATGGGTTTAAGTCGCTGCATTGCTGCCAGGGCATGACAAGCCTTTCATAAAAACGTGACCCGGCCAAATGGCAGGCCGGGCCACGCGAACGGGGACAAAAGAACCCCCATCAGCGTCCGTGCGTCAGGGGGTAAACCCGCCCGAGGAGTTTCCTCAACTCGGACGAGCTTCCGGGGGCAATTAGAACGGGGCGTCTTCTTCGGAGATGCCCGAATCAGAGGAGTTGCCGGATGCGGCTCCCTTGCTCGTTTTCACGTTTGTGTAATTCTCGCATTTAAGCTTGATAATAGACCGCTTTTGGCCGTCTTTTTCCCAGCGTTCCTGGAGAATACGCCCGGAGATGGCAACGCGATCTCCCTTGGCGTGCCACTTGGCAAAGGTTTCTGCTGTTTTGCCCCACATTTCACAATTGAAAAATGAGGCGGATTTTTCCTTGTCTTTGACGTAGGGATCGTTATAGGCAATGGAGAAGTTGACTTTGGTCGATTCTCCAAGCTTGACGATCTCAGGGTCGCTGGTAAGGTTTCCGATAAGTGAAAAATGATTCATAGCTACTCCTTGAAGGAATTGGTGTTAAGAGCTGCTTCGGCGACTGCTTCTGCCTTCTCTTGGGGTAAGCGGGCGAACTCCTTTAGCTCGCCCATAACTGATTTGATTGCGGCCTGAATGTGTTCAATGGCCTGTTCCTTGTTGAACTTGTGTTTCTTGACAACCGAAGCAAAAAGGTCGGCTGCGGCTTTTTGAGGGTTGTAAGCCTCGGTGACATTGGCCTGGGCCTTGTCGTAAAGAGCAAGGCCAAAGCGGTCGCCGAACTTCATGGCAGCACGCTTGAGAGCGTCTGTCTCGGCTTCCTTGGCTGCAAACTCATGGGCCTCGGCGATTGCGTTTTCAGGCATACTTGACGAGCCTCCGCCGATGCCGTCGTGACTGATAGTGGTGCTGGCCTTGTCAGTGCCAATGCAGGCAACGATCGTGCAGCGTGCAATGTAATAGGGCTGCACCATCTCAACGCCCTTGTAATTTTTGTACTTGCGAGTCTCTACGTGTTCAAGGCCTTCAATGCGATGGCTCCATTGAAAGTCAAACGCAGTGTTGAGTTCCCTGATTACGTCGTGGCCTTCAAGATAGGAAAGGCCAGCTTTGGCTCCAACGTTGTCGCCAAACTTTTTGACGCGACCGCCATCAAGCGGCTTTTGTAATTCTGAAATTGGGGTAGGCATGTAGTCTCCGATTAAAAGAGTATTTCAACGAGTGCCTCGCCCTCTTTGGGCGGGGTCTTGGGTTCAATGTGGTTGGTCCAGAACGATTCGACCGTCTCAAGAAGCATTTCGCCGATGCCCTGCTGGTAGGGGATGCGGTAGACAAGCGTGCCGCGTCCCTGCATGTCGAGCAGGCCGATAAAGCCATCGCTGATCTTGCTGACATCGGTCGTAACGACTGTGAGGTGCATCTGCATTTGCAGTTGGTAAAACACATGCAGCGGGACTTCGTCGGAGCCGCCTTTGCCGTAGTCCTTGTGATACGGCATTTCTCCGCTGTAACCGATCGTCTTGATGTCAATCGGTGCGAAGTCGAACTTCCTACGCTTGTAAGAGCCGTTGACAAGGATGGCATCCAGGGTAGCTCCTGCGTGTCCTTCTCGAAGGTGCGTTTGGTAATTGGAATAGGTTGACTTGAAATATTCCTCACAAAAGAAGTTGAGAAGGCCTATTTCAAGGTGATTGCCGAGGCTGGCTGATTTTGAAGTCTTCCTATCTTCGCTCAGGCCCATCTTTTCATTGAAAATGTCAAGGGGGGTTTTGAAGGGGTGGCAATTAAGAAGTGCCGCAACTTCTGATGCCCCGATGAATTCAGAGCGATTCGTGTTATTATTCATGGGAAGTTTCACAAGTTTGAGGATTGTACCATGGCCAGAAAAAAAGAAAAGACTCTTGTTCCAACTGATCCGCAGTGGACCTTTGCTTCTGTTTATGTGAGAACACAGTCGGTCCTGGAGGCTTTTAAGGCAGCTTATCCGAAGCATACCGGCAAGCCAATGCACAGAATTCGGATGATGGCCAAGCGGCAGCTTACTCAGCAGGGCACTCAGATCGCCATCAAAGAGCTGACGAACGATGTGAGGACTGCTGAGAAGCTGACCGTTGAAGGTCACATGGCCGAACTGAGAAAGATCAGGGACGCTGCTTTTGCTGACGGGAAATATTCTGTTGCCCGACAGGCTGAAGTTGATCGAGGCAAATGTGCTGGATTTTACGTAGAGCGTTCAATGAACATGAACGTCATCACGAGTCCGCAGGAACTGAAGCTTCAGTTTGAGGCTCTTCTTGAGCAGTATCCTCAGGCAAGCAAGTTTCTTCCTCAGCTTGGAGGTGGAACGTCACAGGATCAAGAACAAAATCGTTTAGAGATAATTGAGCAAACGGTAGAAGAGGTCGATGCTTAAAGCTTTGGGTCCACTGAGTCACGGCAAGGCCCGCGACAATGCTTGCTGTGAAAATAGTGCTGCGTGCCGTGCATGGCTCAGGGTGGGCCTGGTCGTTGCCGAAAAGGGTCTTGGCGTACTCATCTCGATTAAATTCATCGACATAGAAAACCTGGCAGGTCATCGCAGACATGCGAGTGTCGATTAAAGCGTCAGGCTTACTCTCAGACTCAAAAATAGCTCGTCTGGCGTCCATGCAGTCAACGCAGACAAAGACCGTGTTGAACTGATGGAAGTGAGTTTCGGCGGTTGCTTTTTGCTTGTAGGCAGATACCTCGCACTCAGGGTTCATCGCAAGGATATCCGCTTCAGTGGCGTCTACCTTGGCTGCACCAATCTGGGATGGCCTGTAGCCCTGGGGTCCGAGGTTAGCTTGCTCTACAGTGTCATGGTCTATGAGAGAGATGGAGCCGACGCCCATAGCGGCCATTTGAAGAGCAACCTGCCTGCCGATGGCTCCTACACCGACAATAAGCACTTCTGAGTCGATGAGGTCGTTGGGGTTGACGATGGTTGAATATCTTAGATAACGCTGGTTTCGTGATCGAGTAGTGATTGCTGGTACTCCTGTTGTTCGGTGGTGAAGGATTCAATGAAAGCCTTGCAGTGCTTGTCTATTTCGTCGCAAACTTCGGGGAAGTGGGCTATGGCTGTGAGGCAGGCCGAAAGGGCTTCGCAGCCAGCCTCCTCCGTTGATACGGTGAAAAGCGATGCAATTTCTTTGAGGTAGTTGTTTTTTTGAGACAAGAACCACGTTTCGACGCCAAGCTTGTTTTTGGAAAACTCAAGCCATTTGTAGAATTCGTGCCACTCTTCTTCCAGGTATTCTTCGTATGGAGCCGGCGAAGACCGAAGCTCAAGCATAAAGCCCATGACGTCAGTAGACCAGGCAGTTTCGGGCGAATATTCTGCAATGAATTTATTGTCGTTTGAAAGAAGCCTGGAAAGAGTTTCTGCAATTGCCTCGATCTTGGAGAAATCGCTACTGGATGTTGAATTTGAGTAAGCCTCTTTCAACATTGTCAGTGCTTTGCATGGGCCAAAACTCATAATTTCTTCAAAAGTCGGTGACCACGTTTGGAGCTGTGGGTAAGGCGTCGAGTTGGTGAGCTCTTTTGTGTTTTTATGAAAAACAGACCAGATGGGAGCTTTAGACAGTTCCCATCCAGCGATTTCCAACTTGGTATCTTTTTTTTTGGCCTTGCCGTAGCCGCCAGTTTGGTTTAGCCAGTGAGAAGGCTCCTGGTAATAACCCTGCCGCCTTTCAATGGGCCTGGGCTTCGGAGGCTTGATGTTCTCAAGCTCTTTTGCCCATTCAGGGTTAATTTCCTGTGGAGCAGTAAGAACTGGAATATTGAGCATCTGCTCTTTGACTCTGAAGACACACGAAAATTCGTTGGATGTCCCAAGGATAAGCATGACGCCCCAGGGCATATTGCCCATAATCTCCTGGAAGGTTTCCCAATCTGTAGAGCTTGGAGACGCGGACTGGCTTGGGTGAGTGTGAGCCCAAACCCGGGTGAACTGATCGGGGTTAAGCTTTTTCTCGATCATCATCTCTTCCATCCAGGCGTTCTGAGCATCTTCGTCAAAGTCTGTTGATACCGATGTGCATTCCTGTGGCAGGAAGGCAAAGTCCACGATGTGAAGCGGGTCTTTGGGATCAGAAATACCCATTGCCCCAACCTCAGTGTTTTTGCTGTTTCGGAACCAGACGAGCTTCTCGTAAGCGTAGTGGCTGAGAATAAGGCTTTCTCGATCGAGATTCTTACTCTTCCTCGTCCTCGTCAAAGTCTTCATCATCTTCTTCGCTGCTACGTTCTCCGGCTTCGCCCGTTTGATGGGAACCGCCAGCTTCGGCTTGGATTGTGTCGTCTGGATTCTCTGTGCCGTCTGGGAGGATAGAAGTGTCAAAGCAGTGGCTCCTGTTAATGGGGGTGTAAATTGCGTTCATCAGTGCATCAGAATCGTTAAAGCCAGGCGAAACATTTACGCCTGCTTCTCTCATTGCTTCTGTAAAGTTTTCGTTTTGCGGCAGGACAAGTCGGGCAACCTTGTGCCAGCTTAATTCCGGATTATTTGCCGAGTCATAAATCTTCCTGAAAAAATTTCTAACGCCTTCCCGAGAAAGATTTCCGATAGCGGCGTACTCGCCATCAGTCAGCCATAGCGTGAAAGGGCCTATTTGACGACGAGTTCTTTCGCCAGGGTGAATTATTGTGCTGTAAATCTGAACCTCCATATCACTGTATTTCCTGAATGTCATGTTCGATTCAATTGGAGGAATAGACAAGGTAGATGGGAAAAGCAATCTAAGCCGGCTGTATGGACTTCCTGGATTGTAAACCTGTAGTACGCTCTCAATAATCATTACTGGAGTCAGGTTGTCGCCAGACCTGTGAGTTGATGCGTAAGCGGCTGATTCATCGCCAAGGCAAAGCTTCCTTGAATTGACGTGTGGATGCTCTGTCAAGACACGAAATTTTGGTGAGATATTGTCACTCGTTTTTGAGTACGTATGGATAGTCGGCTGAGGCATGCATGGTTCGACTAAAAAGGGTCCAACTCTTAAAAATGAAGATGTTTCGTCATCAAAGAAGTAGATTTGGGGGATGTAGATTTTTGCATGTCTGTAACTCTGTACGACCAGGTAATTTTCCAGGACCGGCTTTAATGCAGAAATGGAAGTGCTTGGCCATTGAGAAAAAAGATGCATTCTATTTTCATCGTCTGTAATGTCAGATGCAGAAAGATGGTAGTGACTTCCCATAATGCTATTGATATCACTTGCTGTAATTGGGTCAAGAAAATACGCGAGCTGGAGAAAGTTTTCTCTTGTAACCGGAATTTCCTTGATCTGGGCTATGGTTAGCTGGAAAAGAGACTGATGTGTGAATGGGCCTTCTGGAAAAGCACGTCGTGGAAGTGTAAAGCGAGGCATTGCTGCTCCTTTGGTTAGTGGAAACCCCCGCCACACGGTTAAGCGTGGCGAGAGCGAACGGTGTGCCTATTCTTTAATCAAGCACCCTTGACTTGCGAGGGGTTGATCGAAACGATGTCGCCGTTGCACAGGACAACATTGCTGTCGCTGACAGGCATCCGGTTAAGACGGATGGTCGCCCCTTCCGGGACATTGCCCTGGGTGGCGAGGAAGTCCGACAGAGAAGTGCCAGACTGAATTGGCACTTGAACTGCGGGTTCGCTGCTGAAAACATTCGAGAACGTAACGTTGATACGAGACATAAAAAGCTCCTTTCACGAGCTGGGTAAAGATTGGCTCCTACGACACCTTGTCGTCGGTAACCTGGTTATTGAAAAAAGTCTGAACAAGCCTTACTTTCTTGTCGCGTTTGACAAGAAGGCGAATCTGTTTTCCCTTTCTGGCCGAAACGACCTTTGCGATTTCTCTGAGACGCAATAGCGTGAGGCGGTACAAGTCCTCACTCTCTTCTTTTGCGCTATTGATCTGTACTGAAATCAGGTTAGATTGTCCTGGTTCAAAGAGGTCGAGTTCGTCGATGCCTCATCTCCTTTCTTCCCCGTTGGGTTGAAATGAAGAACAGCGTCGATTACGCCGTTGTGAATGTCGCCTGAAACTTTTTGAATCATTCGAACAAGCTCCATTTTGCTGATCGAAGGCAGTGATGGGCTTGTCGGACTGACGTACCAGCTTGCAGTGCTGCAGATTCTCTCGTAGGTTGAATATTTGATGGTTCTGAATCGCTCGACATGAATGTGGTTTTGAGCAATACAGATGTAAAGGCAGATGCCACGGTTCCTGATGGTGTATTGTGTCATGGTGTGGTTGGGGCTGGGCAGCATTTGCATTGGTAGATTGCTATGGACCACCATAGAAGGGCGGAAATAACAAGCGCAAAGAAAAGTAGGGCTGCGAAATAGAGTCGAGTGGCTGCGTCGAGCAAATTATTCATTCGACGGACGATCTTGTTTTTGATTTTTCTAATTGTCGTTTTCATGTATCCACCATTGCTTTCGCATTAGTACTCCGTTTTAAGCATGAGGGTGAACCCTGTGCCGTTCCATGCCGCCCAAACGTCAAGGTTTTGCTCAGGGAAATCTGTGAATTCGATTTTGTGTTCAAACCAGTTTGGTGCATCAAGGTCTGCATTTGCTGTAAGAACCGCTTTGTTGCCTGGCTGGACAGAGAGGTTGTAGAAAATCATGGAAGACAGCCTGCTGTCTTTAGAAGCCGCTTTTTTGTACTCAGGGGACATCAATGACCCTGCTATAAGATCAATGAGCCAGTATGCACTTGCTTTTTCAGCGACATATTGAATGCCGTCTGTGTAAACAATGCCTTTCCATAGTGGATGCCTGTAAAAGTTAGTTGTTCCGTAAAACTGCTCAAGATTCATGCTGTCTTTTTTTGCCTGTGTCATCGGTTGCTTCCTTTAGTTTTTCCATCGCATAATCGAGTTCAGTTTTCATTTATCTGTCCTTCCGCCTTGGGCGGGGTTTGGGTTAATCAATCACGGCCAGCAGCCCAAGTGCCGCAATGCCGCATGGAATCCACACGAACGCCAGGCTAAAGCCGACGCCGAGTACAAACCCGATTGCGGTCACGCCGAGGAAGAATATCAGGGTGTCGCGGAATCTCATTGTGTCGCCCCCTTTAGCTCCG